TTTGGTAAAGAACAACCTAAGTATATCACTATCAAGTTTGATGAAACAAAAGAAAAGATATATGGTCTTGATAGATTAGATTTGAATAAACCTGTTATGATTACAGAAGGTCCTATTGATAGTTTGTTTTTAGATAACGCTATCGCCCTTGCAGGTGCAGACGCCCATATTAAAATACAACCTCAGCAATGTACTATGATATTTGATAATGAACCTCGTAATAAAGAAATTGTAAATAGAATGATTAAGGCAGTAGATAAAAAATTTAATGTCGCAGTATGGCCAAAGTCGTTGAAACACAAAGATATTAATGACATAATAATAGCAGGAAAGACAGCAGCAGAGATACAAACTCTTATAAGTAATAACACGCATTGCGGACTAGCGGCACTTCAAAACATCAATAATTGGAAAAGGATATAAATGACAACAGCTCAGATTAACGTACTTAAGCGAAACGGTCGTGGTAAAGAATCTCTTAATATCGACAAGATTCACTCTATGGTTGGTTATGCGACACAAGACATTACAGGCGTTAGTGCTTCTCATGTAGAGATGAATAGTGGCATACAATTCTTTGATGGTATCAACACAGATGACATACAACAAATTTTAATTAAGTCTGCTAATGATTTAATCAGTTTAGAAAGTCCTAACTATCAGTACGTTGCTGCTAGATTATTATTATTCTCACTTAGAAAAAAACTATATCATAGACTCTGGGAACATCCTAAGTTTATAGATCAAATTAAAACTTGTATTAAACAAGGTGTATATGACAAAGACATACTAGTACAATATACTGAATCTGAAATAGATAGAATGGGTATGTGGATTGTACATGAAAGAGATTACAAATTTACCTATGCAGGTTTAAGACAAGTTATGGATAAGTATCTTGTACAAGATAGAAGTACAGGAGATATATTTGAAACGCCACAGTTTATGTACATGATGATTGCAGCGACTTTGTTTGCTCAATATCCTAAAGAAACAAGATTAGGTTACGTCAAGAAATATTATGACGCAATCAGTAAGTTTAAGATTAACATTCCTACTCCTGTCATGGCAGGTGTAAGAACACCTATTAGACAATTTGCTAGTTGTGTTCTAGTTGATACAGATGATACATTACCGAGTATCTTTTCAAGTGATATGGCTGTTGGTAGATACGTTGCTCAAAGGGCAGGTATCGGTATCAATGCAGGTAGAATCAGAGGTATCAATAGTAGAATTAGAGGAGGCGAAGTACAACACACAGGTGTTATTCCTTTCCTTAAAAAGTTTGAAGCAACTGTAAGATGTTGTACACAAAATGGTGTAAGAGGTGGTAGTGCAACTGTACACTTTCCTATATGGCACCAAGAGATAGAAGATATACTTGTACTTAAAAACAATAAAGGTACAGAGGATAATAGAGTTAGAAAGTTAGATTACTCAATACAAATTAGTAAACTATTCTATGAAAGATTTATTAAGAATGAAGATGTATCTTTGTTCTCTCCTAATCATGTGCCAGGTTTATATGAAGCATTTGGTTTACCTGAGTTTGACGATATGTACAAGAAGTATGAGAAAGATAAATCTGTACCTAAACAAACAATAAATGCTCAAGATTTGTTTCAAGCATTATTAAAAGAAAGAGCTGAAACTGGTCGTATCTATATTATGAATTTAGATCATTGTAACTCTCACTCATCTTTTAAAGATAAAGTCTATATGTCTAACCTATGTCAAGAAATCACACTACCAACGACACCAATACAACACATAGACGACAAGGAGGGTGAAATCGCATTATGTATCCTATCTGCCATCAACCTTGGCCTACTGACGGATATGACAGAGTTAGAGGAGTTGTGTGATTTATCAGTTAGAGCACTTGACGAGATTATAGATTATCAAGAATATCCTGTCGAAGCCGCAAAGATATCAGCACAGGCAAGAAGATCATTAGGTATTGGTTATATAGGTCTTGCACACTATCTTGCTAAGAATCAAGTAAAATATGAAGACAAAAAGGCATGGAAACTTGTTGATAAAATCACAGAGGCATTTCAATTCTATCTATTAAAGGCAAGTAATAATCTCGCAAAAGAAAAGACTAGATGTCTATGGTTCGAAAAGACTAAATATAGCGATGGTATCTTACCAATCGATACTTACAAAAAAGAAGTAGATGATATTGTAAGTAGAGAACTTACTTATGATTGGGAATGGTTAAGAAAAGAAATTAAAGAACACGGATTAAGACACTCAACATTATCGGCACAAATGCCAAGTGAGTCTTCTTCTGTTGTATCTAACGCAACAAACGGCGTTGAACCACCAAGAGATTACTTATCAGTTAAGAAGTCTAAAAAAGGTCCTTTGAAACAAATTGTACCTGACTACAACAGACTTAAAAATTATTATACATTATTATGGGATATGAAAGGTAACGAAGGATATATTAATATCATTGCTGTTATGCAAAAGTATTTCGATCAGGCAATTAGTGGTAACTGGAGTTACAATCCAGAGAACTACAAAGATGGTGAAGTGCCTTTATCAGTAATGGCACAAGATTTATTAACGACTTACAAACTAGGATGGAAGACAGCATACTATCAAAATACTTATGACGCAAAATCAGAAGTAGATGAACCTGTACATCCTGTGGGTTGGCATGACGGTGTAGAAGAAACACCAAAGGAAACAAAAGAAGATGAAGAAAACTGCGAAGCCTGTACTATATAAGGACTTCTTAGAAGAAACGAACAGGCAACAAAAAGAACTAGATGAATCAATGAAAGAATCATTTAGTCAAAGAGATGAACGAAGAAGAACAGAATCAGAAAGATTACAAGAAGAATTGGAACCTATAAACGAATGAAAACATTTAATACAAAAAAAGTAGACTGGATGAAACAACCTATGTTCTTTGGTGAAGAACCAAATGTACAGAGGTTCGATCAACAAAAATATCCTATATTCGAAAAGTTGAATCAACAACAGTTAGGTTTCTTCTGGAGACCTGAAGAGGTTTCTTTACAGAAAGATAGAAACGATTATCAATCTTTAAGTGCAGAACAAAAACATATCTTTACATCTAATCTAAAGTATCAAACATTGTTAGATAGTGTACAAGGTCGTGGTCCATGTCTGGCATTTCTACCTTATTGTAGTTTACCTGAATTAGAATCTATGTTAGTTGCATGGGACTTTAGTGAAACAATACATAGTCGCTCTTATACTTACATAATGAAAAATGTTTACCCAGACCCAACAGCAGTATTAGATACGATTGTTGAAACGCCTGAAATTATGGCAAGAGCAGAAACCGTAACCGAATCGTATGATAAGTTTATAGAGTATGCTCATAGATTTCACATGATGGGAGAAGGTAACAGAAAAGAATTAAAAAGATTATTATACCTAACACTTATCAATGTTAATATACTAGAAGGTATTAGATTTTATGTTTCATTTGCTTGCTCGTTTGCTTTTGGTGAATTGAAACTCATGGAAGGTAGTGCTAAGATTATATCTCTTATTGCAAGAGATGAAAATTTACATCTAGCAGTATCACAAAACATTATAAATAACTATCGTAATAAAGAGAACGATAAAGAAATGTTACAAATCATAAAAGAAAGTGAACAAGAAGTTTATGATATGTACGATATAGCAGTTCAACAAGAAAAACAATGGGCAAAGTATTTGTTTAGAGATGGTTCTATGATAGGATTAAACGATATTCTATTGAATCAATATGTTGAATATATGGCAAACAAGAGAATGAAAGCAATAGGCTTAAAGACTCAATACGACCAACCACAGACGAACAACCCTTTACCATGGACACAACATTGGTTAAATAGTCGTGGCTTGCAAAATGCACCACAAGAAACAGAAATAGAAAGTTATGTAGTTGGTGGCATTAAACAAGATGTCGAAACAGATAGTTTTAAAGGATTTAAATTATGAGTAACCCAAACTTAAAAACGGTATGTGATGGTTGTAGTGCAAACTACATTGTTAAACATGACTTACCGGAAGAGTACATAGAACAGTATTGCCCATTTTGTGGCGAAGAACATGAAGAAGTAGAAGAACAGATTATTGATTATGATGAAGATAAGGACTAGTTGTTGGTTATATCAAGGTAAATCAGTTGAAGAACTTCCTAGTGATTGTGAAGCGTTTGTATATTTGATAACAAATCTTACTGATGATAAGAAGTATGTAGGTAAGAAGTTAGCAAAATTCAAAACTACCAAGAAACCACTTAAAGGTAGAAAGAATAAAAGACGAGGTACAAAAGAAAGTGATTGGAGAACCTATTGGGGATCTTCTGAGAAACTGATTGACGAAGTAAGTAGACTAGGTGAAGATAGATTTACCAGAGAAATATTATACTACTGCCCTAGTCGAGGGGTCGCAAGTTATCTAGAAGCAAAAGAACAGTTTGAGCGAAAGGTGCTTGAATCAGCTGAATACTATAATGGTATTATAAATGTTCGCATTGGTAGTTCTGAAATTTTACGAAAATCGCTGAAGAAATTATCAAAAATCAAATTTGTCTAAATATGAATAGGTGCAACCCGATAGGGGCGTATCTAAATCCGAAATTTGATTTGATATCTCAAACTTCACAATTTGGCGTGAGTAATGGCACAGGTAAAACTATTTGTAACTAAAATTTTAAAAATCTTTAAGAGAAATCCCTATCGTCCAGAGAGGCATTACTTTAGAGGTCGCAAAATAGAACAAAAGTAGAACAAAACTAGTCATTATTCACAGCTAATACTATCAAAAAGTGTTGTATTTTTACAACAAACTCATTTAAATCCTCACAATCTTATAAATCGTTGATTTTACTTGCTTTTTTAATGCATATTTCGGGCATATTTGACCCGAAAGTGCTTG